CTGCATCTGGCGACGGCAAAAACCGCGGTCGAAGACTGGGTAATGCGCGCCGCCTAACCAACGCCACCAACCACCACACCAGCAAGCCGTGCGGCGACCAACCGCACGGCGAGAGGAGACTTATGTCTAATATCTTCGACAAACTCGCCGCTGACTACCACGCCAACGACTTCAAGCTTGGTATGCCGTCTACCGACGAAGGCCACTTCGTCCGCCGACTGACCGTGATGGAACGCATTGCCGGCGGGAAGGGCTTTCGCACGCCAGCCAAAGAGCCGGCAACGCGCGGCACAACCGGCAAGACGCGCGGGCAGCTGGAGCGCGAGGCTCGCGAACTCGCCAACGCCAAGGTTAGCGAAAGCCGACCGTACACGCACATGCACTCCGCTGCCCGACGCTGTTACTTGGAGGCGCAAGTGCTGGCCGCAGCAGAATGACCCCAACACCCGATCTACCGAAGTATCTCGTCGATGCAGCGGCCCGTTCGATGCGGCCAGCGAAGGGACGGAAGAGTACCGCGACGCCTTCACGGCGCTGGAACAAGCGATGCGCCAAGGCTCACGTCGACATCTACACCATCATCGACACCACCACAGAAATGAAGGAGGCAGCATGAACTGGAAAGACCCACCACTCACCAGAACGCCGCTGGACTACACGCCTATCGACGCCACCGTGCAGCCGATCACACCGACGCGCTTCAAGGCACCCGTTTTTAAGCGTGCCGCAATCGCCGGCCTGTCAGCGGCAGTGGGCGTCGGCGTCATCGTCTACCTGCCGTCGGTGGCGATGGCCGCACTAGCCATCGCCGTTGTTGTCGGAGCAGTCCGCTACGGCGGCAAGCTGGCGGATCGCCTCAATGACTACCGGCAGTAAACGGCCGGCCGACACCGGCATGTGGCCGCCCAACCCGCATAGCTGGTGGCCGGCAATCATCGCGGCGGCTTTGGTTTCCGCCGTTCTCTATTTTCACTAGGAGGAACTATGGCAATTTCGCTTGGAAGTTTGAAATCAACGAAAAAGCAGGCGCAGGAAAGACCCCCGCTGCTCGTTATCTATGGCGTTGACGGTGTCGGCAAGACTTCCCTTGCCGCCGAATTCCCGTCTCCGCTGTATCTGCCAACCGCTGGCGAGCGAGCGCCGGCCGATATCGACCTGGCAACTCCCGGCACGATCGCATCCATGGATGATCTTTGGGGCGTGGTTGGCGAACTGCTGACGACTGAGCACGACTTCAAGACGCTCATCGTCGATTCACTTGACGGCATCGAGCCGCTCATCTGGGCTCGCACTTGCGCCCGCATCGGAGCGGTCTCCATCGACGACAATAGCCAAGGCTCCCCGGCCGGATTCGGTCGCGGCTTCCGCGAGGCTGATGTCGAGTGGGGAGAATACCTCGATGCGCTGAGCGACCTTGCCGACGTTGGCATTACGGTCGTCCAGCTTGCGCACCCCGGCATCGTGCAGTTCAACTCGCCGATTTCTGACCCATATTCGCGGTACGAAATCAAATTGAATAAACGAGCCGCAGCTTTGGTGCGCGAAAAGGCGGACGTTGTCGCCTTCGTCAACTATCGCGTTTCTCTGGTCAAGGCAGACGTCGGCAACAAGAAGACAGTCACTCACGCCGAGGGCGGCAATGAGCGAAACATCCATCTGAGCGAGAAAGCGGGCTTCGTCGCCAAAAACCGGTTCAGCATGCCGGACAGCATCAAGTACAAGAAGGGCGAGGGCTACCAAGAGCTGGCCAAGTTCTTTCCGTCGGCAGCAAATGACAACGCCTCTGCCAACCAAGCAGAAGCAGCCTAACCAACCACCACAGAGAAGGAGACTAACGAATGGCACAGCTAGGCCAGAGATTTAATGCGCAAGAACACGACACCGAGCAGCGCGACTACGAAGAGCTGCCGAACGGCATCTATCGCTTGGAAATAGAAGCCTCAGACGTAGGGCCGACGAAGGCGGGTAACGGTACCATCCTCAAGACAACGATGGTTGTGATCGAGCCGGAGCAGTACAAGGGGCGGAAGCTTTTCACGACATACAATCTGGAAAACGCCAATCCGACTGCGCAAGAAATCGGACAAAAGCAGTTTGCCTCTTTGTGCCGCGCGATCGGCCTCAGCGAGGTGAGCGACTCCGAAGAGCTTCATTTCCACGGCTTCACGGCCAAGGTGGGGCTCGGCAAGGCGCAGAACGGTTACGCAGCCCGTGCTGAAATCAAGCGCTATCACTACGAAGACGAAGGCGACATTCCGGAGCCTGCGATCGATGCTAACCAGCCGGCCAAGGCTCCAGCCGCAGCTAACGACAACCGTCCGGCATCCCGCGCACCTGCTCAGTCCCAGGCCGCCGCTGCAAAGCCCACGGGCAGCCGCCCGTGGGGCAAGAAGTAACAGCCAACTAGGCGGGTCGTCACCAGCGGCCCGCCATTCACCACACAGAGGAGACCACCAGCGTGAAGCTAACAATAGCCCGCCAAGACCTCGCGCGCGTGCTGACCAACGTCGGCCGTGTCGTCGAGGCAAGAACGACTATTCCAATTCTGTCGAGCTTTCTGCTCACGGCTACGGACGGTAAGCTGACTGTCACCGGCACCGACCTTGACATTGAAGCTGTCGATTCCGCTCCTGCCGATGTCGAGCAGTCGGGAAACCTTTGCGTTGACGCTAAGCTGCTGTCCGACATCGCAAAGAAGACTGGCGGAGACGTAACTCTGTCCGAGGACGGCGGACAGCTACTCGTCACGTCGGGCCGGAGCCGCTTCAAGCTGAGCACGCTTCCTGCTGCCGACTTCCCTGACATGAAGTCGGGCCAGTATACAGCCACATTCGACATCGATATCGCCGCGATGTTTGCGCCGGTGGCGTTTGCCATGTCCAGCGAGGAAGTGCGCTACTATCTAAACGGCATCTTCATCCATCCGCTGGCCGGGAATATCGTTGCTGTTGCCACGGATGGACACCGCCTATCTCGGCATGTTGGCCCCTTGGTTCCAGACTTCCCGGCCGTTATCGTCCCGCGCAAGACCGTCAGTATCGTCCCCAAAGGCACGGTTTCCTTGTCGGTATCCGACGCTAAGATCCGCATTGTGGCGGGCGATTTTGTCCTGACGAGCAAGCTGGTCGATGGGACGTTCCCCGATTATCAGCGCGTCATCCCGCAGGCCAACGACAAACTCGTGACGGTCGATCGTGATGCATTCATGAAGGCTGCCGACCGTGTGTCTACCGTCTCTTCCGAAAGGGGCAAGGCGGTTCGCCTGTCGATTGCGCCAGGTGGCATCGCGCTGTCCGTCAACAACGCGGATACATCGGCCAGCGATGAAGTCGAGGCCGAATACGATGCCGAGCCGATCGATATCGGCTTCAACAGCAAATACGTCAGCGAAGTCTTCGGCGTGTTTCCCTCTGGCCCTGTTGTTGTGGCGCTGTCTGAGCCTGGCTCGCCTGGCGTGCTCACATCCAACGGTTTCCGCGAGCTGACGCTCGTGCTCATGCCGATGAGGATCTAGGCGAGATGGCGAGACGCGTCCGAAGTAGCATTTCCGTCAGCGTTGATGTCGACATGGATGAGATTGTCGAGGCGCTGACGGATGAAGAGATTTTGGATATGGCCGAGAAAATCGGCCATTCCGGAACCCCGCGCGATGTCGTCAAGCGGGCAATTGTACTCATTCGCACCGGCAGGATCGAAGATGGCATAGCCGAACTTGAGCGTGAGTTCTTCCCGACATGGAAGAACAAGGCCGCCTGCGAGGAGGCGTATAAATTCGCGATGGCATTCAAGGTGGCGTCATAATGGCGCCAATCCCTAAGCCGCAGGCCAGCACCGTTGCGGCCATCTACAAGGCATACGAGGACCGCAACGAACAGCGAGACGGGAAGACGATTCCCGCCTCGCAACTTGCCGAAGAATGCAGCCGGAAGCTCTGGTACGACTTCCGCTGGACTACGCCGCACGAGCACATTCCCGGCCGCACGTTGCGCATCTTCGAAACGGGAAATGTCGAGGAAGACCGCTGGATAGAAAACCTCCGCATGATTGGCTGCGAAGTTGTCGACCGAGACGAAAACGGCCGGCAGATCCGCGTTGAGCTAGCCGGCGGGCACGTCGGTGGCTATCTCGATTCGGAGATCCTTGGCCTGCCGGAAGCGCCAAAGACCTGGCATGTCGGCGAAATAAAGTCGCACAACCTGAAGAGCTTTACGGCGCTCAAGAAGGACGGCGTGCGCAAGGCGAAGGAACTGCACTTCGGGCAGATGCAGATCTACATGCACGCTCGCGGGCGTGACAGGGCGATCTATTTGGCTGTCTGCAAAGATAATGACGAGCTCTACGCGGAGCGCGTTCACTATGATCTGGAATACTGCGCGCGTTTGCTGGCGAAGGCTGAGCGAATCGTTGCCGCCAATGAGCCGCCGCCTAAGCTGCATGAGGATCCGACCGCCAAGATGGCGTTTGCCTGCGGGTGGTGCAAACACCGCGGCATCTGCCACGAAGATGCGTGGCCTAGAACCAACTGCCGGACGTGCCTCTATTCATCGCCTGAGCAGGGCGGTTCCTGGTCCTGCGCCAGGTTCAGCAAGCCCCTTTCGCTGGACGAGCAGCGCGACGGTTGTCCCGCTCATCTGTTTTTGCCGAGCCTGATTCCCGGTGAGCAAACGGACGTGGACGAGGACGCCGAGACCGTGACTTACCGGCTGAAATCAGGCCGCATTTACGTAGACGGCGCAACCAACGCCTAACACCACAACAAGAGGAGAACACCGTGACCGACCGACCACCCGGCTTTGACGAAGCGCTTGTCGCCTACCTACCGCAGCTGCGCCGAAGAGCGCAGCGCATGGTTCACGGCATGGCCGAAGAGCTTCTACAAAACACCGTGACAATGATGCTCGAGAAGGCCCACCAGTGCCGAATGGAGACGTTCAAGACCTGGGCGCAGATCGTGATGCTGCGTCCAGCAACTACAAGCGGATGCGAAACGCGGAAATGCGCACCGGCGTCGTGGTGCCGGAATGCGCCGCGTTTTCGGTTCCGTTGGAGCCGAACCAGGAGCACCGGGTCGTACTGCTTGAGGCATTGGAGGAACTGGCAACCATGCGCCACGGCCAGATGGTGGTCGACGAGGCGATGGGTGAAGTGATCCCGGTCAGCCTAGGGCGCACCGTCTACGAGCGTCTCCGGTTCCGTAAGCAATACGCACGCAAGAAGTTGATCGAAAGGATGGCAGCATGATCGAAGCAGCAAACGATAACCGGCCGGCCTGGTACGATGCACAGCTGCTCGCGTACACGCCATTCATCGAGAAGATGGCCAACCGAGCATACCCAAATGGCAACGCCGATGAGCTTGTGCAGGAGATATACCTCCTCGCCCTAAGAAAATGGGACCGATACAACCAAAGTTACAAGTTCGGAACGTGGCTTATCCAGCTTTGCAGGAATGTCGTCAGCGAGCGCAAACACGCCGCCAGCCGGAAGAAGCGGGCGGCCGTACACGTCACGATAGACGCCACGGGCATCGAACACACCAAGCACGTTGCGATCGATCCGTCGCAACACTCCTATGCAGAACTCTCCGAGGTTCTTTCGCGCCTGTCAGGCACCCGCGACAGTGACGCGCTGATGCGTCTCGCGATGGGTGACGAGTTGCAGGACGTGGCCATCGATATGGGGATTTCCAGAGAGCGTGTGCGGCAGCTTGCGGCGCGAGAGCGTGTGCGTCTGGTGGGGATTTATGGGGAGGCGGCGTGATGCGCATCATAACCGAAACAGAATTCTATGGCCGCATTTCCAGAGTGCTTTCCGCCGATACTGACGACATCGAAATCGGTAGTGTTACCGGTCCCGGCCGATCTGGCGCCGTGGCTGCCGTGTATGCCAGTCATCTGCTTGGCATCCCGTTCATACCGTTTGGCTCCAAGTGCCCATCGCACCTTGGGCGGCTGCTTATTGTCGATACGGCCATGGATAGCGGCGCGACGCTGCGCAAGGCTAAGCGCAGGTACACCTATGCGGATCCATTGGTGATTGCTTGCTACCACGAGCCGCCGCGCGTGGTGTTTTGGTATGAGGCTGGCAAGCCGCAGCGCTTGCGGCATGAGAATGATAATCGGTTGTTGCGGGAGGTTGCCCATGCTCCAGCTTAGGGATTATCAACGCGAGGCAATCGACAGTCTCTATAAATATTGGGCCGAAGGCGGCGGCAACGGTCTTATCGTGCTTCCGACCGGCGCCGGCAAAGCTCTGGTTATTGCCAAGATTATTGAAGAGCTGCTGGCCGACTACCCAGATATGCGTATCCTCAACATTACGCATAGCAAAACTCTGGTTTCTCAAAACTTCAAAGAATTCATTGGCTTGTTTCCGTTTGCTCCTGCAGGAATTTACTCTGCCGGTCTAGGGCGGCGCGATGCTCATGCGCAAGTGCTGTTCTGTGGCATTCAATCCGTTTGGAACAAAGTCGAAGAACTTGGCCCGATCGACCTTATTCTGGTCGATGAGGCGCACGCGATCAGCCGAAACTCCGACACGCTTTACGGCAAGTTCTTCAAAAAGGTACGCGAGATAAACCCAGAAAGCCGTACTGCGGGCACAACCGCCACGGACTATAGAACCGATTCCGGCCGCCTCACAGATGACATCGACGATGGCAGCGATATCGACGAAACCACGCAGGCGGCGCTCGCCGAAGCTGGCGTCATCAAGCCTGCCAAGTTCAAACTCTTCGATGACGTTGTATATGAGGCATACCTACCCGACCTGATCGAGCAAGGATATCTTTCGCCGATCTCCACAAAGAGCGTCAATTCAGTAATTGACCTGAAGGGCATTCACACACGCGGCGGCGAGTATGTGCCGGGTGAGGTTTCCGATGCTGCCGACAGGATCATCGTCGAAGGCGTCGCAGAGGATATCGCGCGGGGCGGCAATCGGCGTGCAGCCATGTTCTTCTGCGTCAGTCAGGAAAACGCGGAGAAGGTCTGCGCCGAAATCCGCAAGCACGGCAAGACATGTGAACTGCTGACCAGCCAGAATCCCGGCGAGCACGATCGCATCATTGCCGATTTCTGGGCCGGTAAGGTTTGGGCTCTGGTGTCAGTCAACATGCTGACAACAGGCGCGAATTACCCATTCGTCGATATGATCTCGATTTACCGCAGCACCAAGAGCGCTGGCCTTATCGTTCAGATTATTGGGCGCGTCACCCGCTTGTTTGAAGGCAAGACAGACGGCCTTGTCCTTGATCATGGCAACAACCTGAGCCGCTTTGGGCCGATCGATCTCATCCGGCCGAGGGGGGCAGGCACAGGCGACGGAACCCCGCCACAGAAGATTTGCCCGCACGACAAGGCTGATATCAACGGCAAATTCGGTTGCGAAGAAATCCTTCTTATCTCGGTGATGGAGTGCCCGAAGTGCGGGTACATCTTCCCGCCGAACGAGGAGGAGAAACTTACCGCCAGTGCAGCAGATGCACCCGTTATCTCAACGGAAAAGCCTTGGTATCAGGTAAGCAGTCGAACTTTCCGCCATCATCCTGGCAAGACAGATCGAGACGGTAAGCAGAAGCCCGACTCAATCAAAACTACCTACATGATCGGGATGAAGGCAGTGAACGAGTGGCATTGCGTCGAGCACGAGGGCTTCCCGAAAGCCAAGGCTCAGAGGTGGTGGACTTCCCACGGTGGACAGCGACCTTTTCCAAAGACCGTGATGGAATGGCTCGAGCGCCAGCATGAGCTCCTTTCTACGGCTGAGGTGCAACTCGATTACGCCCGCAATCCGAAATACCCAGACGTCATGGCTCACCGCGTTGGCCCAGCCAACGACAATCTGCCGGAGCCAGCAAACGACAACCGCCGCGGCTATGCTGAGGATTGGGAGTTGGACGACTCGATTCCATTTTAGGTTTGCAGCGTTGCGCGCTTGACAAATTTGTAAGTTTACGCGACATTGGCGATACCAATACACCACACCACATTGAGGAGACGATGATGAGTGAGAGAAGACACCTGTATTTTCTGGTTGAAGGCGGCACCACGCTTGAGCTCGCGCACAAGCACGTGGCGGCGCGTACTGAAACGCTGAAACGCAACGCTGCTTTGATAGAGCCGCTTGGCGTGCAGAAGTACGTCCAGTCATCAATCGACGGCACCGTTGTTGGGGTCGAGTTTCCCGGCGCGGTACATCCTGACTTCAAGAAGCCGAACAAGCGCGGCGCCTCCTTCCCAAAGGCAAAGACTGAGTGGGCCGCTAAGTTGGCAAACCAGACAGGATACGACCGCAGAGGGTTTGATCTCGCGAAGGCTCTTGGAGTGCCGACTTCTATTTCATACACCTATGAAGGTGGTCACGGATCATCGGCTATTGAAGGATATGGCTTCGAGTCTGGCGTCGGCTTTCTTTACCTATCCAGTACCGGCCCGTTTGCGCTGTATATTCCAAACATCGCAGCAAAGGTTGCAAGGTACGAAGCCGATGGCTACGCGGTCGGAGACGAATGCAAGAACTACAAACCTCAGTTCGACGGTGCGCGCCCAATCCTTGAGGAAGAGTGGGATTTACTTGTGGCTAGGAAAAAGCTGGCTGACGCAGAACGGGCCGCAGCATGACCAAACCAGCCAACGACAACCGCTTTCTCGCCATCGACGTTGCGGACCTTGAAGCCGCCTTCGCTGACATGCTCGCAGCTTTCCCCGAGCTCCAAGACGACGCCGAATTGCGAGCCGACACCATCGAGGGCGAAACGAACGCCTACGAAATCCTCGCGCGCCTCATCGACAAAGAGCGCGAGGCCGACTCCATGGCGTCCGCTACGGCTGGCCGCATCAGCGCACTACAGGCGCGCAAGCAACGGCACGAGAAGACGAAGGACGCTATGCGCAGTCTGATGTTCCGCATCATGAAAGCAGGCGGCCTGCAGAAGGTGCCACTTGCCGAGGCAACGGTGAGCATTGGCAAGAAGGCTGCGGCGGTAGAAATCACCGACGAGGCGTTGCTTCCGGCGAGCTTGGTCAAGGTGACGCTGTCGCCAGATAAGGCGGCTATCAAGGCTGCTCTTGCCGCTGGACCAGTGCCAGGTGCGCGCATGGGCGAGGCGGGCGAGACTTTGACGGTGAGGGCTGCATAATGGGACAAGGCGCAGAAGACCTTGATATGCAGTGGGCGCGCGAGACAAGCCGCCCGATTGTTGCCGAGCAACAAGGCGGCGAGAGGGTTGGCAGAATTAGGAGACTTCGCGACGATCTCGGCATTGGCATGTACGAAGCAACCCGCATAGTGGCGCGGGAAGATCTGATTGTCGATATCAACGCAGCCAGCACGATAGACGACATCAAAGCGTTGATGCTGCGGATGGTGAAATCGTGACCCGCGACGACGTAAACCGCACGCTTCGCATGATGGAGACGTGCCGCATGATGTCCTACGAGGCGGACACCAAGACAGAAGAGCGGCGACTAAACCGACAGTACAATCAGATGTGGAAGTCCATCAAGCCGTACATCGATGGCAAGCGTCCTTACACAGACGCGCCATCGCTCTTCAGCCCCACTGCCGCGCCCTAGCGCGCAGTCGGCGCACCGTTTAGTTACACCACCCGCGCGCCACCAACGCGCGGGACACCACAATGAGGAGACACAATTGGAACCGACAGTTACGGTGGGCAACGCCCGCCTATTTCATGCCGACTGCAGAGACGTTCTGCGCAGCCTTGCCGACAATTCCATTCATTCCGTCGTCTGCGATCCGCCGTATGCTCTGGTTTCGATCCAGAAGCGGTTCGGCAAGCCGGGTTCTGCCCCGGCTAAAGACGTTTATGGCCGTGGCGCCGCGGGCTTTATGGGCAAGCAGTGGGACACTGGCGAAGTCGCGTTCAGCGACGAGTTCTGGGCCGAAGTGTTGCGCGTTCTGAAGCCCGGCGGGCATGTCGTGGCGTTCGGTGGCACGCGCACATACCACCGTATGGCCGTCGCTATCGAAGACGCGGGCTTTGAGATCAGGGACCAAATCGGCTGGGCTTTTGGAAGTGGCTTTCCGAAGTCCCATAATCAGCATGGCGACTGGGAAGGATGGGGTTCTGCGCTGAAGCCGGCGTGGGAACCGATCTGCATGGCGCGCAAGCCTCTTGACGGCACGATTGCCGAGAACCTCGTCGAGTGGGGCGTGGGTGCGATCAATGTGGATGGGTGCAGGGTTGCCACCGAAGAGGATATCAAGGCAACGCGCAATGTTTCGCTCGGTTCTTCTGGCGCGGGCGTGTTCGGCGCAGCTAATGTGCCGGGGGTTTACGAACAAAAAGACGGAGGCCGCTGGCCCGCCAACATCGCCCACGACGGCAGCGACGAGGTGCTGGCGGCGTTTCCATCAACAGCGCCAAGCAAGGCTGGATTGCGCGGCATTCAGCAACGGCACGATGTCGCAAGTCCAGAGACGGCAAGGCCGAAGGAAGGCACGAACAACATTCGTGGCATTGACGACAACGGCGGTTCCGCAGCCCGCTTCTTCTATTGCGCCAAGGCCAGCCGTGCTGATCGGGATGCTGGGTTGGACCATCTTCCGAAGAAGCCGCCAAACAGCACCTATGGCGATGGTCTGAACACTGACACCAAGATGCGCACAGAGGCGCAGGCAGAAGACGGCGTCTACCGTTCTCTTCGCGCCAACACCCACCCGACCGTAAAGCCAACCAGCCTCATGCAATGGCTCTGCCGTCTCATCACACCTCCCGGCGGCATCATCTTGGATCCGTTCATGGGCAGCGGCAGCACCGGCAAAGCAGCCGTCTTGGAGGGCTTTCAGTTCATCGGCTGCGAGCGTGAGGACGAATACATGCCGATCGCGCAGGCGCGCATTCAATGGGCTGTCGACGAACTACAGCGGCCCGCTGTCGCGCAAGCACAGCCCGCCGCTCGGTCGAACCCCGCCAACGACAATTCACCTATTGGTGACCTCTTCGCCCCCTCGCAAGCAGGTGCAGCATGACCAAACTCCCAACCGGCCGCTCGATACTGCCATTTACGCCGAGCCAGGACACCCATGGAAACCCCACAGCCTGTAAGGCATGTGGGATGTACGCGATTGGTCTTGGCCGCAGTACGCCGGGCGACAAGTCGCGGCCGCCTGATCCAGGCTACCTCTGCAAGCCATGTATCGTCGCAACAGGAGACCTCACGAAGTTGGACAGAATTAGCTTGTACGAAGTGAAGGCGCTCGAGAAGGGCGTCGAGGCCGTCGGCGAGT